CGACTCCGGAGTATCAAGCTTTGGCGGATCAAGACCCGACCATAGATAAGCGGTACGAATCCAAACGTGGAGATTTCTGTTCTTTCATAGTGCAAAACGGGAAACTTTTCAAAGACCCGATAATTTTGTTAGCTCGTTTCCTTCTCAAGCTTTCGATTGGTGATGGCCATAATGCTACGCAGGGCTATTTCCATCTTTGGCTGTTCAATTATGTGAAGGGAGACGACATTTTGGAGTGTTTGACTGAGGATGAAGTTGAAGCACATGCTATCCTAACGAGGATTTTCATGAATCTGCGCAAAGAGGGGATAAAGACACATCTCGATTGGTCTCTTTTACGTGTGGACGGTGAGATGAAGAATGAAGACACTCGTTTCTTTTATGAGGAAGTTATGACGGTGCAGCAATGGGCGCAAGTTTTGACACCTTCATTGGTGTCCCCCCAAATGATGTCGCGATCTACTGTTGAGTCAGAGATAGCGGCGATCCTTGGGTGGTCATAAACTGGCTCTGAGCGTTCTGATGTCTGAGGTTAAAACAACTGATTCAGTCACCGGCCCGGCTGCTCTTGAGCTGGGAGGTACTACTGATCATCCTTATTCGCACTTGTTTCACGTTGATGCCAAGATCAGATCTATTGATTCTAACATCGAGAAGTTGCTTTCTAAGGATTTGGAAGGTTGTGGTCAAGTTCATCTCTACAAGATAGACATCAAGTATCGTTTCACTGACTCAAATCAATCCATTCGTGCTGGTTTCTGTGAAGTTGGGTCAACCGCAAGCATTGATCATGTTTCTGGTGCAGTTGGTGGTTTAAGTGTCGGTTCTGGACCTATGACCATCGGCTATTCTAATCTGGTGACTTTGATGCCCATGGATACCCTTTCTCGTCAAATTCGTCCCAATTCTTCTGTTTTGCCAATGTTGAAATTTTTGTATCAAGCTTCTGATGGTGTTATTGTGAATATTGCTATTTATTTGAAGATCATGGGTTTGGTTGTGAAGTATCGAACGTGGACCGTCCCTTCTGGGTCGGGAAACTAAGTTGCCACTCTGATATAGCGTTTGACGCTGATGGTGGTGATGATGATGGTGATCAAGAGTCTGTTTCAAGCGAGGTGAAGCCTGCTGATGAAGTTTTTGATGTTGAGGTTGAAGTTCCTATTTTCCCTGAAAATGTTTTGGAAAAAGAGGCTGTTGAAGAGCCTATCAAAAAGAAATTGTGGAAGATTGAATTTTCTGGTTTTCTTTTCAAGACTATACCTGGTTTGGAGTATAAAGTTCCGGTGGAACAATTGAAGTGTGAGACTCCAAGGAGGTTTTACTTTGATGAAGATTTTCTGCGAGTGTACAAGAATCATGAGTGGGTTCCTCTAAAAGGAGGTCCCAAAGTGAAGTTGCACTTTAGTGAAGAAGGTGTTCAAATGAGTGATGTTGATTTCATTTCTATTTTTAACTAGTCCTGTTGATGATGTATTACGTCTGAAGGTTGCTTGCTCTAAGGAGCAAGTTAGTTATTTT